AACCCCCAAGTAGGTTTCAGAGTGATCAAGGTTCATCAGCATGAAGTTGCGAATGATCTCTTGCTTGGAGTTAAACAAAACAGACATCACTTTACCTTTGTTTAACTCAGCCTCGTGCTTGAAGATATTATTTACCGTAAAGTACTTAGAAATCAACTCTTTTGCTCTTTTGCCTTCCTTGCCACCAAAACCAGGTACACAAGGTATTTCATCGCTGTCATCACCATTCAGTACCCTGTAATTCAAGTATTGCTCAGTATTGCTGAACCCTGTGAGCTCCTGGAAGTTGTCAGGGGTGTAGGTCATCTTGGCCATTGGACGATGCAAAGTTACGGTGGAGGATACCAACTGGATGAAGTCTTTGTCCTCAGACAATATCACTACTGTAGGCTTTAAACAGTCCTTACACCATACCGCTATGATATCATCAGCTTCGCTATTGGATTCAAAGGCTTGGTTCACCCCAAAATGAGGCAAGATGTCCTTGAGCACGGCCATCTGTTGTTTAAACTGAGCATAGGACTCTTGCTCTTCTGGGGTATGATCTACTCTGGCTTGCTTACGCTTGGCCTTGTATCCTGAAAACATCTGTGACCTTACTGTAGGGGAACCATCCCAGACGGCCAACACGTTTGATACCTTGAAAGTAGTAATTGCAGCCTTGATGGCTCTGAGAACCCCGAATACCACGTGGACTGGTGTACCCTTGGAGGTGTTGAGTTCTGGGCTTCCCTTCCATACCCTTACGCTCAAATTATTGGCATCCACAAGTAGAGTTGTCATCTATGCCTCATCGCTAAAGAGCTTGGACAGTGCTTCAGGGTGGTCTTCAAAATTGGCTTCAAGCTGTTTCTTTGTCCATCTTTGACCTTGGAATACGTAGTACCCGCTGGCTCGTGCAGCTTGAATCTGGCCACCCTTGCCTTCCTTCTCCTCAGTCATCACCACTTCGATGATACCAAACCTGACCAGAGCGTCAAAGCATCCAGAGGCATACACCATACCTCTATCGAACAGGATATCAACCTCTGTCTTCTGGAAAGGTTTGACGATCTTGTTCTTGGTGGCCGTAACTCGGCACTTGATACCTATGATTTCTCCAGCTTCTTTGTCCCCCTCTTTGATCAACTCACCCTTGCCTAGTTTCAGACGGATTGAGGCCCAGAATGGAATGGCATCTCCACCTGGCGTTGTTTCTTGTGGTCCATACATAACCCCTATCGCCTTCTTCATCTGGTTAGCCACAACAAGACACACATTATGCTTACCTATGAGGCTAACCAGCTTACGCGTGCCCTTGGTGATCGCTTTAGCCTTCTCAGTATTGTATCCTCCGCTATCTGAAGTAGCTTGGTTCAATTCAGCCAGGCAACTGACTGCTGCTACTGAGTCCCAAGCATAAAGTATGAGTTGGCTAGGGTTCTCCTTGAGGATGCTCTCAATTGTAAGCTCCATCTTATCAAAGACCGCTTCCACTGATTCTGAACAGGTGTATAGCAGCCTATCATTGTCAATTCCAATGAGCTCGCCAAAATGCTTGCTGTAAGCGTGCTCTGTATCGTCTAACACAGCTATACCCCCAGCCTTCTGGCATTCAGCCAGCAAATGAGCAATTAGGAGGCTCTTGCCTGACGAAAATGCCCCATACAGTTCTATCAGTCTACCAGTGGGAGAGCCTCCACCTGTGATCTGGTTCAAGCCAAAGTGCCCAAAGCTCACAAAGGTCTTTACCTCAGCAAACTCCGAGCTGGCATCAAGTTTGGACAATGGGTCAGTTGAGAACTTCTTGTTGACTGCAGCTACTACCTTATTCAGTATAGCGTCTACTGGGTTGACTGCTACTGCCTTTGATTTACGCTGTGGTTGGGTCATTACTATCTCCTTCAATAAATGCAAATACAGGCACTGAGAGTTAACCCAATGCCTGTGTTTGCTGCACTACTGTTGTGTTCCTCCGGTTGAGATTAAGGTGCTCCGACCAGCTCCAGGGTTTCAGCTCGTACTTCAGTACAGAGCTTCTTGATGTTGCTCAGGTGCTTACGTACCCTGCTGCCGGCAGCTTTGTTACCCTTCTCATAGACCTTGGGTGCTTCCAGCTCCAAGGCGGCAAACTCTTCCTGCAGTGATGCATACTTGGTCTTCACAGGTGCCGGTGGTGCTTTTACTTTTGGTGCCATTGTGTCATTCTCCTTTGTTTGGGTTGTACTGCTAGTGAACTCTCCATTTCTGTTCCCAGATTGCATCTTCGATCAACACCATCAAAACCACAATATTGAGTGGCAGCTCTCCTTTAACCATCTGCTTCCTAGCCTGATTGACTGCATTAACCCTATTTGTCGTATGGTTTTGAAGGTAATCAACCACTTCAGGAGACAGCTTGATGTACTGACCAATCACCAGTTCTCTTTGCTTCTGAGTCATGTCTGATGCCTTGAGATGTCTGCCCAAGGTGTAATCCTGGGGATAAATCTCGACAAGCTTCTTGACTTTGTGGTCATATACTATCATAGCTAAATCCTTTGAGGGTATTGGGTAGTCCACAACCGGCGAAGTTATTGTGGCAAATGCTATCTATGAGATAGCAACCTACCCAAGCTGTCTACTTCTTCTTGCTCTTGAATCTCTCCAGAGCCTTGGCCACCTCGGCATCCAGGTCATCAGTCTCCGCTTCCTTCTTGCTGGACTTGGCGGTCTTCTGAACAACCGGCTCAGGTTCCTCTTCCTTGGGCCACTTCTCAATGATTTCCGCCAGCTCATCATCAGTGCGGTCTTCATCTTCCAGCCAGTTCTTCAGAGCTTTCTGGGCCTTGGGGATGTCCAGGTCAATCAGCTCAATCTGGTCAGCATACTGCTCTTCCAGGGTCAGCTCCTTCTTGGCTGGTGCCGGTTTGCGTGAAGGTTGCTTGACAGGTTCCTGCTTCTTGCTCTCCTTCTGCTTGGCTGGCTTCTCATCCTCACCTTCAGCTTCCTTGCGTAGCTTGGCGACCTCTTCGGTAGTCATACCGTTGAGCAACATCTCCTGCTCTTCGTTGGAGTGAGGGTATGGGATGGAACCTAGGTCATGAAGCTCCACTTCACACCCCAGCTTGGTAGTCTTGGGTTTAGGCATCACGGTGTACTCAGTATCCATGCCAGAGCCAGACTTGTTAATGACTACGTCTCTGCCGGCGACAGGGTCAGTGAGATCACCCCAGTCTTCATCTGCGAAGTACTTCAGCAGGTCTTTGAAGATCATGTTGCCAGCGCCCAGAACCTTGACCTTGTTGTTATCGGCACGGTCAACCACGTTGAAGAATATCCTGGCCCTAACGCTGAGTTCCTTGGCCAGTTCCTTGTCGGTCTTGTCCTTGCTCTTGTAGAGCTCAGAGACCACGTCACAGAGGTAGCAATCCTCACCAGCATTCAGGCGGTTGCAAACCACTGCCACCCTGTTCTTGCCTTGCTTGATATAATGATAGCCAGTCTCGTGGTAGAAGTTGCCCTCGTCATCACTGAGGAAGCGAACAAGGTTATCACCGTCCTGAAGCTCCATCCAATCAGTGTCGCTATTGGACTTCTTCTGCTTCAGTTCCTCATACTTCTTGCGTATTTCGTCCAGATTAACTGCCATTACTGCGCTCCTTTCACTTGGATTTTCTGAGGTTCTTGATTGTCTCTGCTACCTTCTCTTTATTGACTCTCAGGTCAACATCGCTCTCACCCCTCATGTTTGCTGCTATTGAGATGAGCATATCCTTGCGTTGCTCGAATGCCAGTTTAGCCACGTTCAGGATACCTTGATTCTTCATAGCTTCAAGATAAAGCTCAGTTTGCTGCTGGTGTTTGAGGTTGAGCTTGATCGCAGCCGCTACACCAGCCTCAGTCATCTTGCCGGAATCGGTATCCCAGTCTCTGCGAATCTTGAAGTCCAACTCTGATTCCAGGATACCCAACTGGTTCTTGAGCGTCTGAACCTTGTCTCTGGCTAACTCGTTGAGGGTAGCGTACCAGGCAAACTGTGCAGGTTGGTGAGACAATTCAGTGTTGATGTCAGTTCGATTGATGTCCAGGTCGATGTTAAGATCGAATTTGTGAGTCTTGTCCAACTTGACGGTCATCTTTAGTTCAGGGTAATCCATTCAATTCTCCTTTCAGGCTGCTGCTTGTATAATTAGACTGACATGTTACTTTGCTTACTCCTAACTGCATTGGTGTATCGGGTTTTCTTTTAACCGCTTGGATTGTTGCGCTCTCCTTTCTGGCGCCCAACTGTTTGATATCTTTACCTTTGAACCTGGGTTATGACATTTTCCTAGCCAAATCTGGTTCCCATCGGCATAGTGGTTCCCAATCAAAGACTGGCTAATTTTTGTTTTATGCTCAGAAGAAAGACTGCGACCTTTGGTATATTGATTACCTTTATTACCCTCTTTAACT